AAAAGCTAGAAATTAGTGGCTGGGATCAAAAATTACGGTCTTTTTTACTGGGCACTGAAATGGATAAAGTCCTTGATATACTGCTTAAAGAAGCAATGGATAGTAAACGATTTACTCCTCCAATGAAGTATATATTTAGGGCATTTGAAGAATGTCCTTTTGATAAAGTTAATGTGGTTATTATAGGACAAGATCCTTATCCACAAATTGAAGTAGCAGATGGTCTAGCCTTTTCTTGTAGTATTAAAGATAAACCTGAGGTATCTCTTCAACATATTTTTAAGGCTATAAAAGAGTCTGTACCGGAAGAGTATCAAGATCCTAATTCTACTAATAATTTGGACAGATGGGCTAAACAAGGCGTGCTATTACTAAATAGTGCATTTACTACTACTATTGGTAAACCAGGTACGCATCAACTACTTTGGCGCCCATTTTTAGTAAATGTGTTAGATGCACTTATTTGGACTAAACCTGATACCATTTATGTATTCCTAGGTAAGAAAGCTCAGGATTATATGGATCTAATACCAGATACCGGCTGTAAAATAGCTGTTGAGCACCCTGCTGCTGCAGCATACAAAGGCTCTATTTGGAATTATGGTAATATGTTTAATAAGATTAATGAATGTTTAGAATTACAGGGTAAACCTAAAATCATATGGTAGAATTAACTCATGAGAAATTCCAGCACCTTCAAAGTGCCCTTACTAAATTAAAAACTGGCATAACTGAGCTTCAATTGTGCATGGATGAGTTAAAAGCTGAAATGTGTGTAATTGATTATTCAAGTAAGCTTATAAAACATGAGTTCACAATGACTGAGTTAGTAAAATTTGGTAATGTTAAATACGGTATTTTCAAAACTAGTTCGCGTCAATTAAAAAATGTATATATTCGCCACAGTCTAATCTACTTGGCTAGAGAGCACGGTTTCACTTATTTTGGAATTGCCAAGTTTGTCGGACTAAAGCACTGTACTTGTATACATGCTTGTCACCAAGTTGAAAATCATCTGTTTGTAAAGAATACTGAGTTTACTCGGGTCTTCAACCTGATTATACAAGAGTTTAATGAATACTTAGAAAAACGACAAAATGAACATCTGGATCCCCCTACTAAAAGAAACAAATCTAAGTCCTAACCAACTGTATCTTATCTGGTGTATTGGTACACAGACTAAGCCATTGAATATTAATGTACACACTGAGTTTAGAGTTCTCAAAAACCAGGGCATTATTGATGAGAATGGTGTTTTGTTACCAGAGGGATTATCTATTCTGGAAAGAATTCCCAAATCAAAAGGTACTGTTAAACCTAAGCTAGAGCTTACTGATGAGCTTATTATGACTTATCTACAAATCTTTCCAAAAGGTAAGTTACCTAGTGGTAAGCAAGCAAGAGCTGATAAGAAGAATATCAGAAGCAATTTTGAATGGTTTTTTAAGACTTACAAGTATGATTGGGATACTGTTATCAAAGCTACAAAGCTGTATGTAGATGAGTATGAGACTAAGAATTTTCTCTACATGAGAACTTCTCAGTACTTTATTAGTAAATCAAATCCTGATAGAACTCGTGACTCTGAGCTTGCTAACTATTGTGCACAAATTATTAGTGGTGATTATCAGGATGATACAAATCATTTCTCAGAAAAAGTTGTTTGAGTCATGATTTTTATTTAATTTCGAGCCTGCAGTCAACTATTAGCACAAGGGTAACCGCCTTTGTGCTTTTTTATCTAAACAACATGGAGACACCCACCCTCTGGAAAAGCCAGAAAGAAGCCTTTCAGCAATCCCTTGAATACATGAAGGGGAGAATGGAAGGCAGAATTAAAAGTATTAAGACTCCGTGGACAAAGTTTAATGATGCAACTACAGATGGTATTGAATGGAGCTCACTCACTGTTATTGGTGGTAGACCTGGTGCCGGCAAAACCCTGATTAAGGATCAGATTATTAGGGAAGCTTTTGAACGGAATGAAGGGGAAACTTTCAGAGTGTTAGAGTTTCAGTTTGAGATGCTGGCTAGAACCAGCGCTATCAGAGAGTACTCAAGTGTTATAGGCAAAACCTATAAATACTTGTGTAGTGCAGATGGAAAGCTTACCAATGAAGACTTGGTAAGATGTTATGATTACGCCAAAAAGAGAATTGGGTTCCCAATCGATGTAGTAGAAGAACCTATTACAGTAAATGAGTTTAAGGAACAAATAGCTCTGTATATGAGACAGCATGCCATCCGACATGAAGATGGTGGCTTTGAGTATACAAAGACTATTGTATCCCTTGACCACTCTCTTTTGCTTAAAAAAGCTCCTTTTGAAAAGGACAAGTATGATACCCTGTATAATCTAGGTGAGGCTATTACCGAACTGAAGAGAAGGTATCCTATTGCATTTATTATTCTGAGCCAGCTTAACCGTAGTATTGACAATCCTGAAAGGAATGAAGATGGTAAGTATGGTAATTACATTCTCGAGTCTGACATATTTGGATCAGATGCTCTATTACAGCATGCTGATACTCTTATAGGACTCAATAGACCCGGTAAACAGAAGATTAGATTCTATGGTCCGGATAGATATGTAATAGAGAATGATAGAGTTCTTGTTATGCACTTCCTGAAATGTAGGAATGGTGATAACAGAATGAGCTTCTTTAAAGCTGAGTTTGAGAAAATGAAAGTTACTGAGTTGGAAACGCCACCTCAGCAAGAAAGAAGAATTTCTAAATAACAAGTAATATGAGTATAAGTATTAAAAAAGAAATGTCAACTAAGGAAAAGATCGCACTACTAAAAGAAAAACATCAGCCTATCATTGATGCACTAGGATTAAACAATATCTATTTTTATCCTAAGATTGCATACAGACCTCATGGAAAGAATGAGCTTTACGTAAGTTTCTTTCCTAGTGAATTATCTAAAGGAACTGATGTTTATACTGAGTTTGTTAGTAGAGATTATGTTCCTGAGGACAGTAGCCGAACATTATGGATGTGGCGCTATAATCCACACTGGGAAGAAGAGTATGAGTCTACTGAGCCTAATGATGTTGGTCATGTAAGATATCTGGTTCCTGTTAGTGAACTGATTAAGGTTAACATGCCTGCATCAAAAATACCTGTAGACCCATTTAAGTCATTTGGTGAAGATCTTATAGATGATGCACCTATTGATGAAATGACTATTAGAGATTTTGCTACTATTATGACTGGCAGACCTCTTAGCACAAAATCTTGGTTAAACAATCTTATATCAGGTAAATGAGCGAGATAGTATTGCCAATGACTAAAGTCTCCGCTGAGACTAAAAGTCCAAAGAACCTTATTATTTTCTCTAAGCCTAAAGTGGGTAAGACTACTCTATTGGCTAATCTTGAGAACTGTCTTATCCTAGACTTGGAAGATGGTTCTGATTATGTAGATGCTGTTAAGTTAAAAGCAAAGTCTATTGATGATATCCGTGCTATTGGTAAAGCTATCAAAGAAGCCGGTTATCCTTATAAGTATGTTGCTGTTGACACTATTACTGCGCTAGAAGAGATGTGTATTCCTCTAGCAGAAGAAATGTATTCTAAATCTTCTATGGGTAAAAACTGGTTTACAGAAGGTAAACCTAAGTACGGAAGTCTTTTAAATATGCCCAATGGTGCTGGTTATCCCTGGTTGAGGGAAGCTTTTACCAAAGTGGTAGATTATCTAAAAACCTGGGCTCCTAGAATTATTCTAGTTGGTCACGTTAAAGATGTAGTACTTGATAAAAATGGTTCAGAGTTTAATGCTCTAGACCTTGATTTGACCGGTTATTTGTTCCGCAAGGGAGGTAAAAATATTCTTAGCTTTAAGACTACAGATGAAATATCTTGCGGTGCCAGACCGGAACATCTAAGAAACAGAGAAGTGATTTTATCAGAAATCGGTGATGATGATAAACTTACTACTTTTTGGCAAAATATCTATATTGACTAATTTTTTTAACTAAGTAAAAATGATTACTACAAAGAACATTCCTTCAGGTGGAGGTACACCAAAAGTTATTCAACCAGGTGCAGTTGAATGCAAAATTAATTCTATTATTCTAGATAAAGTTCCTTACAAAGAGGGTGCTTATCATCTATCTCTTAATGTTGAGTCTACTCCTATGGGTGATGACTTTGAGGGATTCTTGATTGATAAAGACAATCCTGATGGTGGCAGATATGATGGTCAAATTGGTAGAGTAAGATTTTCTGAGTGGCCATATTCTGATGGTGAGACTAAGACTGGTATCAAGATTTCTAGAGATACTGAAATTGTAAAAGCTATACAGACCATCTGTAAAGAGACTAGCTGCACTGACTGGCTTGAAGCACAAGATAACAAGCATGAGACAATTGAAGAGTTTGTAATAGCATTCAACAGTGATAAACCATTCAAAGATAAGTTTGTTAAAATGTGTGTTGCTGGTAGAGAATATATGAACAAAGCAGGTTATCTGAACTTTGATTTGTATCTACCAAGACCAGGTCGTGGTCAGTCTAGTATTGAAGCTACAGATAGAGAACCAAGCAAACTCATTGCTTTTGACTCTGAAGCTCATATCAAAAAGGCTAAAACAGAATCTGTATCATCATTTTCTGCGGGAAGTGATGATGACCTAGATGTTCCAACAACATCAAAAGTATCTGCAGATTTTAATTTAGATTTATAAATTAAAGGTTGTAAAGGGGGTGTAACAGCCCCCTTTATTTTTTTATGATACGCACTAAGCACATAGTAAATAGTCTGTTGGATATTCCAACATCATGGATATTTGAGACCTATTGTAATCTTAGTGACAAACTAATTGGTCAGGATGTGAAGATATTATCTATGTTTAATCCTAAGGACAGTGTACCTTCTATGGTCATTTTCTGCAGACAGGATAGATATTTCTTCAAAGACTTTTCTACTGATAGGGGTGGTGATGGTATAAAACTACTGATGCATCTCTATAATCTTACAAAAGGAGAAGCTGTAGAAAAACTAATTACTGACTATGGTGACTATCTAAAAAACACAGGTCAATGTGTATCAGATACTGTTATCAAACAAAGAGCTCAGTTTACACTAGAGTCTTATGATACCAGATCCTGGACCAGAGCTGATGCAGAATACTGGACAGCATATGGAATTGATTCTGATATGCTAGAAAGATATAATGTGAGACCCTTAAGTTCTTTTACTTTTAGTAAACAGGATGATGGGGTTTATGATTTCTTTGTAACACAACGTCCTTATGTGTATGGTTATTTTAGGGAGGATGGTACTCTGTACAAGATTTACCAGCCTTATAACAAGGACAAGAAGTTTATGAAGCTTGCTACCTATATCCAAGGTATGGATCAGCTGAAGTTTAATAAACCACATCTTGTTATTACCAGTTCTCTTAAAGATGGTATGTGCTTAAATAAACTACGGTATCCCGTAGAATTTATAGCACCTGATTCTGAGGGCTCTGTAATTAGAGAAGAAGTCATTAATTATCTAAAAAGTAAGTACAAAGTAATTACATGTATGTTTGACAATGACACCGCTGGTATAAAAGCTATGGAAAGATATCATGAGTTATATGGATTACCTAGCTTACTTTTGCCAATGGAAAAAG